GCCTCGACCGATCGTCCGCCCCCGCGAAGCTGCTGCGTCGCGCCACGGTCGTCCTCAAGAGGCTGGCCTTCGAGGCCGACATGCTGCTGGGCACCCTGCTGAGCCCCAACAAGGTCATCGCCGAGGTCGAGCAGATGCGCGCCCTGCAACGCCGCGCCGACCGCATCGAAGCCACCGACCCGGCCCGCGCCGCCGCCCTGCGCTGGCACGCCTCGCGCGTGGGCCTGCGCTGAGCCAGGCTCCGTCGTCACGGGAAGGAGCGGCCGAACTGGTAAAGTCCAGCCGCTCAGCGTCTTCGTAGTTCAATGGATAGAACGGGGTCCTCCTAAGACTCAGATACAGGTTCGATTCCTGTCGAAGGCACCAGCAAGCCGTTGATGTTCAACGGCTTTTTCTTGCAGCGTCGCTGCTGAACGTGAGGCCGCGCTTGGCGGCTTCCTTGCGGAATGTGTCGGTCTGTTCGAGCACGTCGCTCGGGTCCGCGCCGCGTTTGCGGATCACCTCCATCTCGCTGGCGAAGCCGGCCTGCACCAGCTTCTCCCACGCGACCGCTTCCTTGACCGGGTCGATCCAGGGCATGCTCTGCGCGATGAACATCGCGTCGTCGTGCGTTCCGGGATGCACGTCGGCCGGCATGGGCACCACGCCGCTCAGCGCAGCCACCTGCACGAAGCGCTCCCACACGGGTTGCACGCACATGCCGACGAACTCGTCGGCCAGCACCGCATAGTGCACCCACTGCTCGACCAGCTCCTGGCGCTGAGCGCTATAGGTCCCGTCGTAGTCGCGGCTGACGCTCGAGTAGCTCGCGCCGATGCCCGCCGCGAAAGCGCGCAGCTGGCCCGATCGCCAGCCCACCAGATTAGGGTTCGGACGGTTGCTGTCGATGAGCCCGATTTCCTCGCCGACCAGCAGAGAGTCCAGGATCATTCCGGGCTGCATGCGCAGGTCGCGCGGCAGCGGCGTGCCGTTCTCGTCCTTGCGGACCTCCGGGCTCACGTCAGGCGTGTATCCAGCGTCGGCGCTGCGCTTCACATAGGCGGTCAGCGAGGCCGCCACCTTCGCGGCGATACGTTCGCTTTCCTCGTAGTCCTTGAGGTCCTCGATGCGCGTGATGACGCTTGCGAACTCGGAGACGCCGCGGCGCTGGTGCAGTCGGTCGAGCGTGGCCAGGTGCAGCACGCGATCGGCCGGGACGAACTTCAGGCCGCTGGCGTCCGCGCGCACCTGACCGTCGCGCGGGTCGCCCTTGTAGAACCAGAAGCCCGTCGCTTCGCCCCATGTGTTGCACTGGATGCCCTGTCGCGTGTTGCGGCTGAGGTCGTCGTAGTCGAGCGGCACGAAGTCGGGCTCGACGATCTCGAGCGAGTACGGCACCCGCGTGCCGTGGTTGAGGAACTGCGTCGGGCCGAACAGCTCCTGCGCCATGCACTCGCCGTCGCGCAGCCAGGTGTAGGCCATCAGGCCCTGGGCCAACGGCCAGCGGTATCGCTTCGTCACCTCAGGCGCGCGCTGCCAGTCGCGGAAGGCGATGCGCAGCGCGGTGGCGTACTCGGTGTGAATGGTGCCGTCGGCCCGGCGCGGCTGCGGCTCGATCGCGATGCCAGCCGGCCCCACCACGTTGTTGACCAGCACGCGAAGCGCGCCGCGCGAGAGGTCGTGGTTGCGCTCGAGGTAGCGGGCATGCGCGCGCAACGCTGCAGCACCGCCGCCGACCAGCGTGTCGGGACTGCTGTTGTCCGTGCGCGGCCGACGCTGCTTGCTCAGCTTCGCGCCTTCGTAGAGCGCCAGCGCGCGTCGCGCCTGGGCACGCTGCAGGCCTTTCATCGGGTCGAAGGCGCCGACGATGCGGTCGATAACGTTCATTGCGGCTCCCCGTCGAAGCGTGCGACCGAGAACGACATGCCGCCGAATGCCGCGCCGCCGTTGCGTTCCACCGCGACGCGGCGCTCACATTCGGCCCGGCCCTTGCGGATCTCGGCCAGGTTTTCGTAGCCGACAGTGCGCCCCTGAAAGGCGATGGTCTTGCCGAGAAGGATGGCGGACTCGGCGGCCAAGTAGGCGGCGAGCATGTCGGAGGCAGTGGTCATTCCGCCACCGTAGCGGCCGCGCCGTCCGGTTTCTAGGGAAAAAGCCGGACTAGTTGTCCGCTCCCAGTAGGCGCCCAAAGGTAAACTTGTGTTCTATTTAGGAGGAGACGACGTGGACAAGCGATATCAAGTTTTCGTAAGTTCAACTTACGCCGATCTAAAAGATGAACGGCAAAAAGTTATCCAGACACTTATGGAAATGGATTGCATCCCCGCGGGGATGGAACTTTTCCCGGCCTCTGACGAGGAGCAATTCGAATTTATTAAAAGAATAATCGATGATTGCGACTACTATTTGCTAATAATTGGCGGACGGTACGGATCAATTGCGCCAGAAGGAATTAGCTACACAGAAAAAGAATATGACTATGCGGTTTCCAAAGGAATCAAGGTTATAGCACTCATTCACGGGAAGCCCGAAGAGATTCCAGTATCAAAATCTGAAAGCCTTCCCGAACTTCGCGCACAACTTTCAGACTTTCGAACAAAGGCAATGACCGGGCGTCTTGTGAAATTCTGGCAAACGGCTGAAGAACTTCCTGGCCAAGTCTCTCTGAGTCTCCAAAAGACAATAAAAACTTATCCTGCAATTGGTTGGATTCGAGCCGACAAGGCTTCTAGCGAAGACTTGCTGGCAGACATCAACAACTTGCGTAAAGAGAATGCAAAACTGAGAGAGCTGCTTGCTCAAGCAACTCCCGAACATAAACCTCTGACGGGCTTGGCGGGTCTAGAGGAAGATTTCGAGGTCAATGGCACCGTTTTTGTGCAGTCGCAGCGCCGCACTTGGAAGCGCACCTTAACCTGGAATAGAATCTTCTTTCTAATTAGCCCTTTCTTATTGAAGCCTGTGGCAGAGGAATACGTCAAGGGACAGCTGGAAGAATCGATTGCATTAGAGAAAAGCATCGGTGGAATAGCTGCCAAAATTGATGAGCAGAGCTTTAAAACAATCGCGATGCAATTGAAAGCTCTCGGCCTAGTCAACATGAAGTATACGGCCGCGACAGATAAAAGCATGCGGATGTTTTGGACATTAACTCCCGGGGGCAATAACCTTATGATGCAACTTCGAACGATCAAGACGAAAATCCAAGACTCGGACGGCTAGTCTATTGCGGCTTTTTTCCGACGATCTCGTAAATCCGTGTCCGGCTCAAATTGTGCCGACGCATCAACTCCTCGATATTCGCTCCGTTGAATTCACGGCGAATAGCAAGATCGCGCTCTGATTTGCTCGGAGGAATGTAAATTTCTTGTCCGCCGAGTTGTCGACGCAGTCCCCGCACCAGCGCTTGCGCAAACACGGTCGCGAGTTGTTCATTCATGCCGATCTCCTCGCGCACGATGCCGATGATGTCGCGTTCGAGCTGAACCGCGGCATCCTCCGCCTGGCCGGGCGACATGCAAAGGGTAGTTCGGTCACAGGCGGGAACTCCATTCGTCAGATGCAAAGGGTGTTGGTGCCGGCGCGCCGGGGTGCTGGTGCCGGGACCGGCGGAGTTGTCGGTTGCCTGGCAGCACCGGGAGCCGCGCCCGGATGGTCAGCCGTACCGGCCCGCGCGTGGAGACGCTCGACAGTTCGCTGCCAGTCGACGCCGGTCCACCGGTGCAGGCGCAGTTCCTGGTGATGCGTGGCCGCGTAGGCGTAGCCCCATGTGTCCAGCGGCTCATTGCGAGCACCGCGGCGTTTGATGAAGGCGTTCTTCCGAGGGTCGTAGGTCTCGCTCACGAGCCCAGCGAAGTAGCTCGCATCCAGCGCGTCACTGAAGTGCGTCAGTCGCTGGTCGGGCGCGCGGTCGGCGTCAGTGGACAGGCGACCGAACAGCCCATGCTTGATGTTCACAGTGCCGACCTGGTAGGTCATCACCCCGCGCTTGTCGAGGCGGCCGCGCCAGTCGACATCCGATAGCTTCCCCTTGCCCATCACCGGCGCGTTGTTGTGCTTCGCGCCATAGATCGCCATCGGCCTGCGCACGAGCCGGCGGCGAGCATAGTCTTTCACCGCTTCGGTACGGTGCCCCATCATGTCGATGGCGACTGCCTCGACGCGCAACGTTGCGCCGCACTCGTGCGCGATCGGCTTGTTGAGCAGCTCGGTAAAT